TTAGTTAAATATATCAGCTAGTATATCATCGGATATATCGCCCAACACGAAAGCCTTTTTGATTCCGTGCTTTTTGATGTATGCCTTTGCCGATTCGTTGGTGTACTTATTGACTAGCAATACAGGATAGTCACCTAGATTGCTTGCGACTAGCCCATCAGCCCACGCATTAACTAAAATCACAGTATCTGCGTTAGGGTAGAATAGGTCAGCAATCTTTGTCGATGTCTCGTATCTATCTAATCCGTCAAGCCTTGTTACCTTGCTTATATCTGCAAGCTGACGCTCAATATCCTTTGACACTACACTGTCACCACCTAGTATGATGTACTCTAGGTCAGACTGCTTGTCCAAAAATGACGCTTGCTTGATTGTGAGATAGTCTCCTACCATCATTACAGGGTATCTGACTGTCGATACAGACACACCATCTGCCCAATCCTTACCACTTGTGATGATTAGCTTTTTAGCACCTTTTATGCACTCTTTGAGCACCTCAAGATTAGTTGCGTATCTATCAGCACCACTGAGCACCTTTACTCCTGTACCGTTAATTTTTACATCGCCACCCACAACCGTTGTCTCTAGTCCGTTAGTGCCCTTGCACTCGTCATATACTAGGTTAGCGTTTTTAGTATATGCAAGATAACCAGCACTCAGTCCATCTGCAAAACCTTTGCCACTAACAACCACCTTGTTAGGTTTTAGATATGATTCAGCGATTAGGTCAGCAGTCTTGTATCTATCTGCTCCGTTGTACCTAGTTATCTTGACATCTGATGGAATAGATTTCTTCTCGACCACAGGCTGAGCACCACCACCATTGTAGTAATACTCTGCTCTGCGATAGAGTTCGTCTAGTCGGTCATACCACACTCCAGGGCAAGCTGTAGGCTTGATATCTTTGTGCCCTCTAAGCGGCAATTTGCGACCGTAGAATCGCCATATATCAGCGATAAGTTCCGCTACTGTCTCAAAGTCTTCTGGTCTACACTCAGGGCGACACTCAATGCCGATTGACCTAGAGTTTTCTTCCATATCTCCTGAGTGCCACGCTACATTGCCATAGCTAACTATACAAGCTACTCTACCAGCCTCAGCTACTAGGTGAGCCGATGCTCCACTCTTAGGATTACATAGCCAATTCACAACGCCCATAAAGGCTTGTCCGTAGGCTCCCCACCAATGTATGATAATCTCCTCAGGATGATTTTGATTCGTTTCTCCGACATAATATTTGCCAAAGTTTGGACTGTCAAAGTCCTCTATAAATTGATATGCCATAGCCTAGTCCTCGACTTTCTTCTCTTCTTCTAATTTCAAAATCTGCTTAAATATCTGATGCAATCCAGTAGACGCAAGTCCGCTGATCATGCCACTAGCAATAGCCACTAGTGTGACTGCGTGAGCGTCAATGCAACCTAGTATCGCTCCTAGCACTGTGACTGTGAGTGGGATGTACTTGTTATCCGTTGGTAGGAATTTTTTCATTAAATAGCCTACAGTTAAACAAACTGCGATAACTAGTGGAATATAAAGTGTTGATAAAAATTCAAGATTCATAAATATACCTCCTTGAATAAAAAATAAAAAGGTGGAGTTATTTCCACCTTTACCTAACTAAAATATTTTGAATGCCAAGTGTGAGAACTGAGCCGATGACAACGGATATAATCGCTTGTATGACTGCGTTCCATCTCATCTTAGGCACTTGCTCAAGCGAACTTAGTCGCTCCCCTTGATTCTTTAATTCCTTTTGGAAATTCTCTAGGTGAACAACCATAGTCGCAATGTTTCTGCCCATCTCTTGGATCACTTTATGTGTTTTTTCAGTCTCTCCCACTCGCCTTGTTAAATCATCAAGCCTTTGCGTGTTCTCTCGTAACTGCAAGATATCTTTTTCTCTAGTCTGCAGACAATGTGCTTTTGTTACAAAATCATCCATATGATCTCCTTTCTTATACGTTATCCTTGCCTAGATATTTGATATAGAGGTAAGTAGCTGGATTATTTCCCTCTGCTGTGACATTAGCCCCTCCGATGTGTCTAGCGTTCAGAGTCACCTCTGCACCAGCTGTCAGTGATACCACCTTCGAGGCAAGTCCAATGCCTCCGCCTGCCCTTGTTGTGATAACTGTTGATGCAATTTCATTGCCGTTTGACTTGATGTAAACACCATTAAACGGAGATGCCGCAACATCGTTCTCAAAGTAGACACCCGCACTGATTTCATACAGCCCTCCCTCGCTGACTTTGATTGCACCATTGATAAGCGAGAAAACATCGCCACTTGAAAACAGTGCGTTATTGAGCTGAAATGGTGTGATAACACCATTCTTCATAAGAGTTATGTTTTGCGTCGAGTTTGCTTGCATAAACGACCCAGCAATTCCCTTAGCCTTAAAGAGTTCATCAGTGTATAGCTGATTTCCATTTGCCTTGAGACTTACATTGCCAATTTTGAGCTCAGGTACATAGATTATATGCGATGAGCTTAGTCCGTCTCTGTCAAATACAAACGACTTGCTACCATCATGCATTCCAGCATTGACACCACCTTTAGGACCTATCACAAAAGATGGGCCTAGATTGATTGTAGCCGCTGCACTAGTCATTGCTAGTCCTCTAGGTGATAGACTCGCTCTAATAGTTCCCTCTGCAGATGTGTTGATATAACCAATCTCAAGAGACTTATCAAGTGTGAGCTCCGATTCCTCGCTACGGATTACCACCGCATTTCCAAACGATGCATTCACACTCTGCCCATTTCTGATATTCACCGCCTCATTTGTGATAAGCACATTTGAGCCTGTCGCTGTCTCTGGCTCTTGATGTCCATCTTTAAGGTCGGCCACCATCAATCCTTTAGGTGATGATGTTATATAGTCCGTGGCTGTCTTCTGTGCCTCTTCAACTGACCCCTCTAGCATTGTGCTGATTGAGCTTATATCTTGTCTTAGTGTTTCGTCAACGATAGGATGCCATTGATAATCTGTGTAGTCGCTTGAAGGTGTCTCGCTTTCCTTACCTAGTGCGATTCCTGTCCACGTATGAATATTTGAGTATGTGTGTGCAAAGTTTGTGCCTTTGTCATCACTTGCATATGCTATCCATGTATAGGCTGACTTGCCATCCTTTCCATCCTCACCCTTGACTTTGCTCCATGTAAAGAGCTCAGGCTTGCTTAGGTCTACTGTCTCGCTTGCTTGTCCGTTGCTGATACCTAGATATGCTTTGCCGTCTGCAGAGGATGATATTCCATTTCCGTGATTATCGTCTGCATAAGCAATCCATGTGTATAGTGGTTTAGGTCGTGGAAGAGCCTTGAGCTCGTTCGCAAGGTCAACAATTGACTGATATATTCCACTATCTTGGATGAGATACTCGCCTAAAGTGGCCTTTTGCATTCCCTCGTCGATAGATTCCTCTAGCTTGAGTAGTCTAGCCGATAGGTAGAGCTTTCCAGCCTCGTCAATGATGTTGATTCTGTCACCGATTGAGATATTCTCAGGAAGTTTATTGATGTCAATCTCGTAGTTTTCCTCGATGTCTCTAATCTTCTTTAGCTTGCCGATTGCGTGGTTACAAAGTGTCTTCTGTACCACTGTGTCATAGCTATATGTCTTTGTGATGTGCTTGAATGTCTGTGTCTTCTTTAGTCCGTCTTCCGATACAATCTCGCTGATTCTTCCCCACTTAGCAAGTGCAGTCCTTGAGCATAGCCTTCCGTCTGCATCGACATAAAAATCGCCATCGTCATATACGTAGCCTTTTAGAGTGATTGGTTCTTCCTTTCCCTCTGGAGTTCCCCCTTTTACGATTAAAGCTGTTGCAAGGTTCGATATAGATTTTTTCACAACGATTCTGTCTATATCACGATTCAGTCTGAGCTCCTCTTTTACGTCCTTTCCTCTGCGTTTGTGGATATTGATGTATTTATGTGCCACCGTTAAGCCTTTTATATCAAAGCTGTACGATACCTCTGCATCAAATTGTTTTGATAAGCTAGCAAGCCTTTCAGTGACAGTCGCCTCTCCGTCCCAGCTGAGTTTCCTAGAGCGGTCTGAGATTTCATTGATACCTATCTCAAAGCCACTGTCTTTAGTCCACTTTTCGATGTACCAGCTGATAGGTTTTGCCTCTGCAGATTCAAAAGGACCCGCAATCTCGTTTAATAGGTCAAGTCCAGCATCTTCCGCATACACTTCGATATCCTGGTTCTTGGAGTCTGCCACGGTGTCGATGATGGTGTATACCTCGTCTTTGCCATCCCTTGAGCATAAAAGCTGATTGCCAGTCATTGTCATTTGCTCTAGCAGAGCCTTATTTTCGCTTGTATAAACGATTTTAAAGCCTAGAGTGGCAATACCTGTGTCCACTGCTTGAACCTTGCTGTCATCGGTGATTTTAAAGCCTTTAGATAGTTTGGTGGAGGCCATACCCAGTATGTTTAGTTTTTTGTCTGCAAAATAGATTATCATTTATATGTACCTCTCTCTGTACTTTAGTTTTATCTGTGCATTTTTTGTCCAGTCTGACATGGCTACATTGATGCGATTGGCTCCTTGCGTTAGCTTGAATCCTTCCCAGTCGTTGCCGATTGCTCCGTACTCAGGTGTTTCTAGATTGTTGACTATGATGCGACCCTCGTCTCCATTCACTTTGATGTTGTCGCCTTGCGAAAACTTGTTTGGAATGTCGATGAATGTCGTCGTATGATCCTTAGTAAAGGTTAAATCATATAGCATATTCAGTCCTAGAGTCGGCTTATTACCATACGCAGCGAAAACGATGCTAATTTCGTTTACTTCTCTGTTGTCTCGATCTCTTATGGTTATTGATTTCTTTGTCCCATAGATATTAAAGGTCACCACTTCACCCACTTTGGTTACTGTGCATGTATTTGATGCGTTCTCAGAGGCTCCAGTCTTTAGGTTATCCCAATCTATTGGAACATCGGGACCATATGTGGAAATGCCTACATCTCCCTCGAACATCCTTGTCAGTGCGATTCTAGGTGCCTCGTAGGTCTCAATCGCAAAAGCCGTCACAAGATGTCGTTCTGTACCATTGTTGTGGCAAAAGAGCACATTGAAAGCACCTTGCTGATTTATGATGTCCTTTGACAAACAGAACTTGTGTGAGAATGTGCATCTAAAATT